GATGGTATTGTAGGACCAAACACGCTGGGAAAGTTATTAGGGTAGGTGGTATTGGTATGGGCATGAAACTTGCAGGAGTAATGTTTTTAGTGATGTGTATTATGGGTGGCATAGGCTACTGGTATTACAATGACACACAGGAACGTATGGCCATACTACAAGAAAACAATGCTAAACTTGAAATAGCTGTAGAAACAAACGAAGCAGCATTAGAAAGTTTGCAAACAAGTTATGCAAGTGCCCAAGCAGAAAATACTAGATTGAATGATGCATATGCAAGTATACGCAGACAGAATCAAGCACTAGCAGACAAACTACAACAGATTGATTTAACAGCAGCAGCAATAGCAAATGCGGAAGGCATTGAACGTGCTGTAAACAGAGGCACTGAAAATGCAGGTAGATGTTTTGAACTTCTATCAGGAGCAGAACTAACGGACAAAGAAAGGAACGCAGAAAATGACATCGCTTTTAACAAAGAGTGTCCTTGGCTTTACGATACTTATAAGTCTCGCGGCTTGCTCAACGAAGCCACAGGTAATTGAAATAAGTGCAAAACCGATTGAAAAACCTACACTAACTCTGCCTCCTGTTGACGAACTAAACATGCGCAAACTAGAGTGGATTGTTATCAACGAAGCAAATGTTGATACTGTAATAGCAAGGCTTGCAGCAAGTGGAAAGCCGTTTGCTATATACGGATTAAGTGGTGACGGGTACGGAGACTTAGGGCTAAACTTTAGTGATATTCGTGCATTAGTACAGCAACAGCAAGCAATCATAGCAGCATACGAAGGTTATTATGAACAGGCTGAACAAGCAATGGATAATGCTGTTGTAAACGAATAAATACACACATAATAAGAGGGCTTTTATATGTGGGAAATGATACAAAACATGGCGGGAGATCGCACATGGATTTATACTAGTATAGCAGGCAGTATTTTGGGCGCCGTAGTACTAGCATATTTAAGTACAACAAGAATAGGATTATGGGGCTACGCTAAGTTTGACTTAGCTGTAGACTATCTTGTTGAGCGTTGGGGTCTTACATGGCTCGAACAACCAGAGGATGCATGGAGAAAAAAGTATCCTAAAATCACGGCAAAAATAGACGATCTAGAGAGCAGATTACAAAAATTGGAGGGTAACAATGCCACGAAGAAAACCGGAAGAACTAAAAAGTAAGTCAACACCAGCACCTGCGGCAAAAGTAGAACCAGTTAGTTCTGCGCCAGCAAAACCATCAGTTGCTGCAACTCCAGCACCTGTGGCTGCAACTCCAGTAGTTGCTTCTCAACCATCTGCATTTCATCCTGCAGATATAAACGGCGATGGGCATATTGACGAAGAAGAAAAACGAATGGAACTTGAGTTTAGACGCAAGGCATTAGAAGATGCAGATGCCATGCGTGACGCACAGCGTAACATGACTTGGTTTGCATTGTTTGGACTATTGCTGTATCCATTTGCAGTTGTAGGCGCTTCGTTAGCAGGTTTAGATGAAGCACAAAAAACACTAGGATCAATGGCTCCAACATATTTTGTTGCTGTTGCTGGTATTGTTGCTGCGTTTTTTGGCGCACAAGCATATACTAAGAAAAAATAATCACTACTAACTAACCTTAATAGTCTGTGCGATAAGTATTTGCATGGACTATTATAATATACTAGGTGTTAATAAACAAGCAAGTCAGGATGAAATCAAAAAAGCATACCGCAAGTCTGCTATGGCTAATCATCCTGACCGCAATGGCGGTGATGATACACAGTTTAAACGCATTAATGAAGCATACGAAACATTAAAAGATCCTAGCAAAAGACAACAATACGATAATCCTCGGCCACAAGCAGACATTAATATGAATTCACAAAATATGAATGACATATTTGGTCAGTTCTTTAGACAAGCACAAAGGCCACGTAAAAATCAAGACGTTACAATAAATGTAAGAATTACCTTAAATGATGTAATGACAGGTAAAGATATTGTTGGAAGATACAGACTTGGCACAGGCAGAGAAGAGATTGCAACTATACGATTGCCACCAGGTATTGAAAGCGGAATAATAATGCGTTATCAAGGACTAGGTGATGATTCAATTCGTCAACTTCCAAGAGGCGATTTAAACGTACAAATAATCGTAGAAAATCATCCAGATTTTATAAGAGATAGGTCGCATATTCGAACAAAGTGTAGTATAAATGTATTACAACTAATATTAGGTACAAATGTTATAATAACCGATTTGGCAGGAAAAGATGTAAATGTAAAAATACCAGCTGGCACAAATCCTGGAACCATAATGAGTATTGCAGGACATGGGTTACCTGATATAAATGGCCGTAGAAACGGTAATATGTATTTAGAAATAAAAGGAACTACTCCCAAAATAGAAGATTGGGAAACACTAGACACAATAAGGAAAATAAATGATGGAACTAGTACTGGCACCTGATGGTAGACTAGAAACAAAACTTGAAAGATTTGATTTTGAACTGATGCATCCTGCGCCTGTTGCAGTAGATATGATTGAACTAATGAACAAACACAGCGGATTGGGATTAAGTGCAAACCAAGTTGGGTTTCCTATGCAGATCTTTGTAATGAAGGCATTACTAAACAAAAAACACGGAGATCCTGTTGTTGTAATGAATCCTATTATCAAAGGACTGAGTGAAGAAATCGAAGCAGGTGTTGAAGGATGTTTAAGTCATCCAGATTTAATATTAAAAGTAAGACGGCCAGTTAGTGTAATGGTGGAATTTGATACCTTGACATCTGACCTAAAGGATGTTATACATATAGAAGCAAAGTACGACGATATCGATGCACGAATATTTCTACACGAATATGATCATTTGTATGGTATTCAGTTTATTGATAGAGTCAGCAAACTAAAACTAGACATGGCAGAAAAAAAGCGTCTAAAAAAAGGAAAAAAAGTTAATGGTTGAACCATCAAAAGAGTTACAGGCAGTGTTTGATAAAGCAGTTAACGATGCTAAGAAACTTCAGCACGAATATATTACATTAGAACATTTACTATTTGCTATGCTCTGCGAAGAAACATTCGGAACCTTGATATCAGGTTATGGTGCAGACGCTGATCATATGCGTAAAGAACTAGAAAACTATTTAAAAACACATCTAAATGATATTAAGATTGAAGAAAAGAAATATAAACCAAAGAAGACTACCACAGTAGAACGTGTTTTAAATCGTGCATTTACACAAGTACTTTTCCAAGGCAGAAACGATATTACTATTGCTGATGTGTTTATCAGTATCTTGACTGAAAAGAAAAGTTGGGCATACTTTATTACACAAAAAGTTGGCATTGACAAAGAAAAGTTTCAGAACTATATTAGTGCAGAAACAGAAATATATGATAACCAAGACGAAAACGAAAACAAAGGCATTGCTAACAAAGCACTACGAGATTTTACTACAGATCTAAATCAACAAGTTAGTATGAATAAGATTGATCCAGTGATTGGTAGAGATGAAGAAATCGAACAAGTTGCTCTTGCATTAGGACGCCGTACAAAATCAAATGTTCTTATTGTTGGTGATCCAGGTGTTGGTAAAACTGCTATTGCAGAAGGTCTTGCTTATCAGATTGTTAACGGAAATGTACCAGAGTTTCTAAAAGAATACCGAGTGTTTAGTTTAGACATTGGCGCTATGCTTGCTGGATCAAAATATCGCGGCGACTTTGAAGAACGTTTTAAAATGGTACTTGCAGGGTTAAAAGGCAAAGGCAAAACTATTATGTTTATTGACGAAGCACACATGATTAGTGGTGCGGGCGCAGGCGGCAGTGGTGGATCGAATGATTTGGCTAATATGTTAAAACCTGCACTTGCAAAAGGAAACATCAATGTTGTTGCTTCAACTACTTGGGAAGAATATCGCAAGTTCTTTGAAAAGGATCGGGCTCTTATGCGCCGATTCCAGAGAGTAAGTGTTGACGAACCGGATAGAGAAACTACACTAAAAATCCTTGAAGGTATTAAAATATACTACGAAGAGTTTCATAGTGTTGATATTCAACAGGAGGCACTTGAAGCAGCAGTTGATTTAAGTATGAAATATCAAAACGATAAAAAACTTCCTGACAAAGCTATTGATTTGATTGACGTAGCATGTGCAAGATTTAAAGTACGTGATATTACTGAAGACAAAGTTGTAACCAAAGATAGTGTTCAGTTTGAACTTGCAAAAATGATTAAACTTCCTGAAGAACAAATAAAAGAGCGTGAAAGTGAAAATCTTGCACACTTGGAAGATAACTTGAAAAAGGTAGTGTACGGACAAGACAAAGCAATCGACGATATTGTTGACAAAATACTTGTAAGTCAAGCAGGACTTAAAAGTGACAACAAACCAGTAGGATCTTTTGTGTTTATGGGTCCAACAGGTGTAGGTAAAACTGAACTTGCCAAACAACTTAGCAACCAACTCGGTGTAAAACTTGTACGTTTTGATATGAGTGAATATCAAGAAAAACATAGTATTAGTAAACTAATCGGATCACCTCCAGGATATGTTGGATACGAAGACAATGCCGGCGGTTTATTGATTGATAAGATTCAAGAGAATCCTAACTGTGTGTTGCTATTGGACGAGATTGAAAAAGCACATCCAGATGTAAGTAGCGTACTACTACAGATTATGGACAATGGCAAGATTACAGGATCTAATGGTAAAGAAGCAGATGCACGTAACTGTACACTGATTCTTACTACCAACTTGGGTGCGCAAGAGGCAGAAAAGAATACTATTGGATTTAGTGACAGTATGGAAAAAGATTATGACGATGTCGATCTTAAAAAGTTCTTTACTCCAGAGTTTAGAAATAGACTAGATGGTGTTATTACGTTTGGCAAACTCAGCAAAGAAGTCATGCTGAAGATTGTTGGCAAGTTTCTTGTTGAACTTAAAACACAAGTACAGAAAAAAGATATTGCTATTAACATCACAGATGATGCTCTTGATTATCTTGTAGACAAAGGATTTGATCCTAAGATGGGTGCTCGTCCGTTACAACGTGTTATTGACAACGAAATCAAACGTCCACTTAGTCGTCAAATGTTGTTTGGTGATCTAAAAGCTGGTGGCAGTGTTACTATTGATTATCGAGAGAAAGAAATCAAACTCGATTGTGAAATAGAATATGAGACTGTATGAAACTAAAAAACTACACTATGGCAAGTACTTTTATAAACTTGCCATAGTGAACTGTTGTGCAAGTTATTTTAGAACAGAGTTTCAAACAGACGGAAGTTTAAAATATGCTAGACGCAAACTTGATGAAGTTAACAAACATTATGTTCCTTCAAATTACGATTGGAAGGTTGAAATACCATTAACAACAACCTACAACGATGTTATTCCTGTTGAGCATTTTTGGGATGCTATTGATATTTACAGACATTTACTCAAGCACACTGATTATAAAGTAAGATGCGGATTTAATCAGTTATTAATATACAGTAACAATCGAAAAATGTTAGTAGACTTAGGAAACAAACTTAGACAAAAATACACTGAGTTTTGGGAACCAAATCCTGAAACCATACAAACACTGAGTTCTGAAAAGAATGCTATTATAGTAAACAAACCTCCTCAGTATGAATACAAAGTTACTCTTGGAAATAAAAAAGGTGTTGCAGCACTTGCCAAATGGATAGAACACAATCCAAAACTTGCATCAATGGGTACAAGAGCACGTGAAAGTTGTAAAAATGAAGATTACGTATATGGATATTATTTTCATGTTAGAGATCTCAAAACACTGTTGATAATACAAATGATAGCTGGTGATAACATACAACGCATAGATAAATTTGTTTATATCAAACAATAGATAAATACAATATGGCGAGTTCAAGTGAAATAATTTTATCAAATCAAGTTCATCCAGGAGACAGTACAACTGAAACTGTTACCGGCGACGACTTCAAAGGGGATGGTTACTACGGACGTAGTGACGGGTTCCATACTGTTCAATATAGTCTCGATGGCTTTATTGGTACATTGGTTATACAAGCAACATTAGCAGTAGAACCAACTAGTAGTGATTGGTTTACATTAACCGAAACAACACATACTAGTGCAAATGACAGTAGTGACAACGCAGATGGCGGATTTTTATACAACTTCACAGGAAACTATGTGTGGGTACGTGCATATATCAGTAACTGGACTGATGGAACAGTATCAAACATATTATTAAATCATTAAGGTAGACACATGAAACATTTTATTAGTATAGTAATAGACAACGATGGAATAAACGAAAGCAGAGATTTTGTTTTAGACACTGTCTTAAATACAGCTAACATTGGATTATTAGAAAATACAATGGAATATGAAATATACGAAAGTGAAAATAACACACAAGTATTAAGTATTCCTATTGCACGTGAACTAAACGAAAAACAACAAGCATACCTTGCAAAAAAACTTGCCAATAAACTATTTGACAAAGGTTATAATAACTTTGATATTGAATTCAGCATTAATGAAGCAGCACTCAATGAAGCAGCACCAACTACATTTACTCCAACACACTACGGTGGACCAGGTGGCCTTAACAATGTTATGCTGCACACAGATGGCAATCTTTATTTTAATGGCCCTGAAGGCATTACAAGATGGAATGGTAATCCAAGCGGCGAAGGTATTCTTGGTAGATGGAACCCTGCAACTATTAAAGGTACAATAGTTAATGGACAAAGAGTTCCGTATCCAGCAGGAACAAACTTTAATAATGCACCAAGAGCAGCGGCACCAGCAGCAGCAGCGCCAGCATCAAGAGTTTCAAATACTACACCAACTGGCGGCTTGTTGCGTAGAGGAAATAGAGGCGAAGAAGTCAAACAACTACAACGTGATTTAGGAATGACTGGCGACGAGATCGACGGTATATTTGGTCCAGCAACAGAACGTGCTGTGAGAACATTCCAACAAAACAGCGGTGCAAAAGTTGACGGTCTTGTAGGTCCAGAAACTCGAGCAATGATACAAAAGTATCAAGCACCAGAAGATAATAGTGCTCCTGCACAAACTCCACCTGCGGCAACGGATGATGCAGCAGCAGTAGAACCAGAAGCAGATGCAGTAGAACCAGAAGCAGATGCAGTAGAACCAATAGACGGTGGCATTGCTCCAGGAACTACAGCAGGTGGGCCAAGCCAACTTCGACAGCGCCAAGTACCAGGTAGTGCAACAGATGATGGTGGCTTAGGTCAAAGGCCAGCTCCGGGTGCAAGTCAAGCAGATGAAGTGCCAGATACAGCAGCAGATGAAGTGCCAGATACAGCAGCAGATGAAGTGCCAGATACAGCAGCAGATGAGATTGTTGTAACAACAGATAATCAAGCTAACAGTATTTTTCTAAATCCAGATTCAACTGAGGCTGAAAGACAAGCAGCAAGAAGATATTATGGTGCAACAGATGAGCCAGTAAGACAATATTCCGATATTGGTACAGCAATGATTAGCAGAGCAGAAGTACAACCAGGTGACCAAGTTGTAATCGATGGCGAAGAAGCAACTGTTGTTACCAACGATAACGAAGAAAAATATTATGTTGATCCAAATGGTCAACCCATTGGTGAATTGCCACAGCCAGATGTTCAAACAACAGTAACCAGCCCTGGTGGCGATACATCCGGTGGTGATTCGGGTGTTAATAATAATGCAACAACTGATCCAGAAGTAAATCAAACACCACCAAGTGCATTAGCACAGCCTGATGCAGACGACGATACACCAAGTATAACTGATGAGCCTGCTAATAGAGATGCCGCAGAAGTTTTACGTCAACAGGAACAATGGCGAGAAAAGTATGGCGATAGAACTACAGGCAGAGACGGGTTGCCAAATCAATATGTACAAGTTGTAGATGCAGCCCTAGATGAAATAAGTACAGAAACTGCTCAAAAACTAGCAGATGAATCTGTTGGTGCTCCGCCTGCGATTGCAAGGACAGTTCTTAGAAATCTTAATACAACGTTTGGCAACAGTGATAATGATTCTAATGTAGTTGACGATTTGCTGCAAATGGCACAAGAAGTTGAACAAGAAGATCAAGATCAAGCCGCAGCATTGACTACATTATCTGATCTTGCAAAAACACTAGATAGAATAGCAAATCCTGATCAAAACAACGAAAGTGTTGAACCAATGCCCAAAGGTGCATTTATGGTTGAGGATCGTGCTATATGGCGTTCGCTGTATGAAAGCACACACTACACAAACGGCAAGCCTCGTCCACGTACCTTTATTACAGAAAGCAAAATGCAAGAAGTTACATTTGATGACGATGACAAGTTCTTTGAAAACTACGGGGTGATGTGGTTCAATGAAGATGAAATGATCGACGAAGCAGAGTACCAAGGACGTACTGTCAAGCTAGGCAAGCCCATGGCGGGCGATGTTAAGAAGTTTAAGGTATATGTAAAGAATCCCAAAGGCAATGTAGTCAAAGTTAACTTTGGACAAAAAGGCGCAAGAATTAAAAAAGGTAATCCAGAACGTAGACGCAGTTTCCGTGCAAGACACAACTGTGATAATCCTGGACCAAGGCATAAAGCAAGATATTGGAGTTGTAGAAAATGGTAAAATCAGAAGCACAGTTAATAAGAGAGTTAGGCGATCGTCTTTCAAAAATTAATCCGGTCGACGAAAGTGCAGAAGATAATACTCCTGCAAGACCTTTTTATGTAAAAGTAGAAAAATCTAAAGAGAAGTAATATGAAAATAAACGAATTTCACGATATGGATATACCAGATGAGATTGTTCCAAAGCCTGACTATGATGTAGCCAGTGACTTGCTGATCTTCATGCGTAATGATCCTATGTTTTATAGAAAAAACTTTTTTCCAGCAGTAGAAACATACAAAGAAAATGACAAGGATACTTCGCCTATTGAAAATATGATCAAGGGCGGATTAGGACAGTATTGTCAAAAGTTTAATATTCTCAATCCAGCTGACGAACTTATGGGCGAAGGCGATATAAAAGCTCTTACACAGCAGATTATCCAAGATGAAATGGAAGATCTTGCAGAGGGAAACTCACCTTATAAAAAAGGTACTAAAAAGTACAAGAAGCACATGGCAGCTATCCACGCTAACGGAGGCTAACATGGATATCAAAGACTTACAGCACCTAGCAGGCATACGCAACAAGTTTACAGGGTTCACTCCGTATGTTCCAGAAAACATGAGTATCACTGGCACTGAAAAGTCTAAGATTCAACGTAAAAAGAAAATACAACCTGGCACTGAAGAATGGTTTAAACTATGGTTTAGTCAGCCACACCTAACAGGAGAGAAGCCAGTTGAGGATTGAACATTTAGACGAAGGTGTCGGACGCATTATACAAGGTGTAAACACTACGCCCGATGTCGGAGTGAATCAAACACGTATTGAAGCAGCAAAGTTCGGAAACAAAGTAGACAAAGATGGACGTCCTCCTACCTTAAGTAGTGCTGTTAAAGGCAGTAGCACAAATGTACTGTTTAACTTAGGACTTACTGAAGGTATAAAACTACGTTTAGAACGTGACAAAGACATAGATGTATTGCATATTATGGACACCAATGACAAGCAACGTATTGAAGTGCGTGGCAAAAAAGGTTATGAAACTGGCGGCTACGATGCAAAAGACAAACTACATCAAGTACTAGACCGTGTGGGCAAAGCTGCTAATATAAGTGAACTAATGAACGGTGAAGTAGTAAGTATCAATCCTAACCATCCACAAGGCACTAGAGCAATACGCACAGCACGAGATGTGTTACAAACCGAGCAAAAAAAATACACAGCGTATGAATGGGCTCTTATCGAAGGAGGACATAGTTTAGATGAGATTTAGAGAAATCATAGAAAACTTTGCTGATGGTAAGAAAAAAGGCAAAAGCAGACCAGGGCGTGTAAAAAAGTCAGGTGCTAGTTGCAATGGCAGTGTAACAGACTTACGCAAACGTGCTAAGAAAGCCAGTGGCGAAAAGGCTAAGATGTATCATTGGTGTGCTAATATGAAAAGCGGTCGTAAGAAAAAGAAGAAGAAATAATGAAGATTAGAGAAGTCACCGAAGAAGTTGTACCTATCAACAATACCGAACATGCTGTAGAACGGTTGAAAGTTGCTGCTGAACTTTGTAGTAAAATGGGCAATCAGCCTATTCTTTACAGAGCAATGCACGGAAGCACATATCATGGTGGTGCTAAAAACAATCTAATACAAAAAATAACCAATCCTGCAAGAAAAGGTGTAATGGGAAATCATAATACTATACAAGTAGCAGTTCTTAAAGGCTTAGGCATCGCTAGTCCAGCACAAGCAACTACAGTGGCACCTGCAAGCAACAGCAACTATTTTGGTACAAATCATATAATAATTCCAGGTGGCGACTTTACTGCTCATTGGAACCCAGACATCGACGACTTGGGTGGCTTCAAAGGATATGATCCACAATATGCTCAAGGTGCTGGCCCAAGCGGCGGAACTATTAGCCGCAGAGACGAGCCAGAAGGTGAAGAATTACAAAAAATACTAGGTGGTTATCAAAAAGGTATTCCTAGTTATAGCCAACACAAAGGCGAAGTTATATTAGATACAGAGTTTTATTATATGCTAAACTTAGAATCGTTTTTGAGTAAGTTCGGCGGCAAGAAAGTTAAAGAATTAATCACAATAGATAATAGGAAAAGTTTTGCTCCTATCAAACAAGATCTATTGGTAGATAAGTTTAAAACATATCGCGACATTGGATGGTATCTAGCAAACCCTGCTACAAATATGATGAAGTGGATTGCTGATAAGGAAGCAACGAGAGCATAATGACAAAAGAAGAACTAGCACACTACATAACTAAATATAAAGAACACGAAGCACGTAGAGCTAGTACTAATGAACGTAATGCATATTGGAGGAAATACAATGAAAATAAGTGAACTACTAGAAGAAAAAGTTGAAATGTGTCCAGATGCATGTTGCGGTAAACCTGTTACAGAATGTAAATGTGGACCTGATTGCGAGCATTGTGACTGTCACGAAAAGAACAAAATGAATGAAACTACTAGTGCAGGAAGCGTAGCAGCAGTAGCAGCACCAATCGGTGGTATGCAATCTCGTCAACCTAAAAACCCAGATGGTACTGCTAAAAATGCATTAGACAGTGATACATTAATGGCTGGAAAGAAAAAGAAGACTAAGAGTAAAAAGGCATAAATACACTATAATACGTATTGGAGCCAAATCAATGACTAAAAAAACAAATGAAGGTCTTGCAGACTTAGCTGATGTAGCAGAGCGCGACCACGAAGTACAAATGGCACGAAGCGATTTGTACAAACTTGCAAAATATTCTATCAAACTACACGAGATGCTAAAAAATGTAAGTGAAGCAGAAGGTATAGAAGGATGGCAGCAAGCTAAGATTACCAAAGCAGCAGATTATATTTCAAGTGTATATCACGCATTGGATTATGATACAAAGTTTGAAAGTGTAAATGTAGCAGAAGATGCAAAGCCAAAAACAATAAAACGTACATTATCTGATTCTCAAGTTAAATCTTACAAAGGCAGTTTATCTGAAAAACTTTCAACTATAACAGGGAGATAATCATGAGAATACGTGAGCTATTTGAATCAGCAACTCTATGCAACGAATGCGGAAATCCTAGTTGGAAAACACTTGAGTCAGATGATCTCGATGAAGGTAAAAAGAAAAAGAAAAAGAAATCAACCAAGAAAAAAGGCAGCCACGGTAAAGTGTGCTGGAAGGGCTATCGTAGAGGCAAAGGCGATAGTTGTCATAAAGTAAAAGGGGACGGTTAATGGACTTTAATGCACTACAACACAAACTATTTGCAATGGATCCAGTTGATCCTAGAGAAGATATAGCAAGAATGAAAGCACAAGCTGCCGCTCCAGCAGTTGAAAGTGATGGGATTGATTATCTTAAAGAAAGTGCCGTAGTGCCAGAAGGTTCATTACAAATGGATCGTGATTATAGTGTTAATGATTTTGCTGCACTAGCAGGTGTTACTATAACTGAATCACAAAGAACTGGCAGTGCTGGACAAGCAAAAGCCAATGCACCGATGCCGCCGGCAAAACCAGGGCGTACTACACATCCATTAAAAGATAAACTAGTAGGTGAATGCGCTGATGATACAATTCGCATAGAAAAACTTGAAGATAAAATTAAATCACTAGAAGCTATTGTTATAAAACTAGCTGCAAAAGCAGGATTAGTTGAACGTGAACTTAGTAACGACGAAGAAAAAGAAAAAGAACGTATTGTTACAGGTATGAAGAAAAACAAAAGCGATTTTAAAGATCGTTATGGCAACGATGCAGAAGCAGTTATGTATGCTACTGCTACAAAACGTGCAAAACAAAATGCAAGCGTAGATTATTCAAGTGATATTAAAACAAGATTGTATGATGCATTAAATAAGAAAATGGGTGTATAATGAAACTAAACGAGTTCATCGTTGAAAATGTTTTAAAACAATTTAGGACAGCAGCAGGTCCAGGACTTTCAATGAATAATCCTGGTAATCCAGATGGCAGTCATGTTGTAGAAATCAAACGAGCTTTAAGGAAGCATACTCTTGTAACAGGAAAAACACAAAATGGCAGTTTTCAAACTGCTGGGCCTGCATGGTCAGGTGATGAGTCAGGAACCTGGGATCAAACATTAGACGATGCTATTAAAACTTGGAAAAATAGTATCAACATACAAGTTAATAATCCAAACGAACTAAACACTGCTTTAGGAGAACTACGAGAAAAAGATATTCGCTATCTTATTAGTACTAGTCTTTTTCCAGCTGGAAGCGGATCTATGGCAGGATTGCTACAAATAGGCAATGATGGCACAACTCCTGGAAATCAAAATACTGCTGCTACCTGGGAAGGACAAGAAGTTGATATAAATCATGTTATTGATACCCCAGTTGAACAAGTGACTGATACAGCACAAATGATTGCTGCTATTGGCTTTAGTGGCTGGTATTTTATTCTACAAGAACTACTCAACAAACGTGAAGAAAACACACAAGGAATACAACAAAGTCAAAACGCAAGACTAGCTGAACTCAATAGAATGATGGTAACCATCTATGAAAGACAGAATCAGGTTGGATCTATTTGGCTAGAAGAAGTATGGGAAAGAGGAGTTGTCCTTAAAATAAGTGACGGACTGACTGCTACTCTTGCAAATGGCGAGGAAATGGAGTTTTTGCCTCCAAACTGGCGCAATGGGTCAATGCGTGAAGAAGCACAACAACTTTACGAATATTTTAGACAACTTGCAACAGGATTAATAGCCAAGTTTAAACAACAAGACTCCGAAGCTGATGCAGCAAGAAATGCTCCAGATGTAGTTGATACACCTACATTAGATGCAACTACTACAACAGCATGGGTTACTGCAATGAATCAGGCATTTGAAAATAGTATTAGTGCAGGTATTATACCAGGGGGTAGAGGATTCGGATATGATCGTGAAAAGATCAGCGATCTAATGAATCAACTAAACACAGCAGGAGATTGGGACCAAGTTGAGGAAGCATACGATGCACAGTTTGAAGATCTATCAACACAGCTAGTTGATGAACTTAGCGAAGCTGATTATCAATCCCTAGTTATAAGACGACTTACTGCATTAAGAAGAATAAATCCAAAACTGTTGTATGCATCTATTGTTTGGGGACAAGACACTGATAGCATGGATGTTAGTATCGATGAGGACACCTATACTGTTGTTAAACAGTTAGATAGTAATGGATTTCCTGTGGTCAACAAAGGCAGACGTGAAGTTAACGATGTATTAGTTATTGATGATGCATTGAAGGCAGCGATTGAACTATCTGGTGGAACTGTTCCTGATCTAAACATTGAAGCTAATGAAGAACACCGTGCAATGGGCGGCGCTATTATTGTAACAGTAATAAACGATCGTGTTCCAGAAATGACAGCGTTTTATACAATGCAAGATCCGTTCAGTGAATCACAGTTTAAATCACTAGGTCCGAGACGTTTGCTAGGTATAAGTGAAGGAGCTGCGGTGCTTGTAGCAAATGGTTCAAGTGAAGAATCTGTTGCACAATGGATACACGGACAAGTTATGGACGATAGACTTTGGCTTATTGGAGATGAATCTCAAGATATCGAAGGTGCTGCTAATGTTCATTTTGATAGTAGGTATAGAGACGAAAGTGAACAATCAGACGGATTCGGAAGCGATGATGATGATGTCGAAAATACAGAACTCGAAACTGATCTTATAAACAGATTATTCAGTCCTGATGCACGAAATGCTGCATTGGCAGAACTTGGACAAATATCTCCAGACACAGAACTACAAAGAGTATATGACAGAGTTTATCGCGGATATCAAAGTACACACGGCAACTGGCTAGACGAAGATATTACACAAGTAAGCGAATTAGAAAACTATGTAGAAGGTGATCAAAACAATATTCCAGATGGCTTTAAATCTATCATGGGTAAAATAGGCATTCCATATGCTGCACCAACATTGATGGCCCAAATATTTAAAGAAAGTATGGAACCTGGATGGTTTGGTTGGGGAACTGATGAAAATCTATTAGGTGCGTTGATTGCACAAATAAGAAATAGAGAAGATTACTTACAAGTAAATGAAAGATACAAAGCAAAATACGGTAGCGACTTAATCGACGATGTCGATGCAGAGGATAGTAGTTGGAAACTCAACAATGATGGTGAATTTGTTGAAGCACTTAAACTTGCTATTGGAGAAGATGTTGATATTACACGAGAAGGTATAAGCACGCCTGCTATGAGAGCATTTGCTACAATGCGTAACGAACCTACAGAAAATAATATTGCAGCCTTTAGAGCAAAGATTAGTAAATCTAACTTTGATAGTGTTGGCGCAGTAATGTATATACTAGACGAAATCAATAATATTGTATTAGCAACTCCAGGTGCATCGACGGAACAACAAGAAGAGTTTTTACAAATCATTGCAGATTTTGAAGAAACATTTGAAGGTGAAAGAGCTGAGCGTACAGGATATAGTGCGCCAAAGTTTGAAGATATAATTGCTGACTGGAAACTAAACAACAGCGATCAATGGTTTCAATAATAGTGGACGAGTACGATTTAGACGAGCACGAACTTTATCTAAAATATCCACAACATCACAAATGGTGGAATAAACTTTATCTAGCAGAAACTATGGGCTATAGTTGTGGTCCAGGGGGTGTAAGAATACCCAGCACAGGCGAATATGTAATACGTCCTATATACAATCTTATAGGCATGGGTGTGTGTACAACTATAAAAGTATTAAAACAAGGTGATTGTACCAGCACACCTCCGGGTTACTTTTGGTGCGAATACTTAGAAGGCAATCATTACAGTGCTACATACGAAAATATCAACGGTACATGGAAACCTTTACACTGCTGGCAAGGATGGAACCGGAAATCAAATGTTGTAAAGTTTAATAAATGGATACGCAGTGATTATACACCAACCATTCCCAAAGCTATTGCTAATATAAATAATGTAAAGTATATCAACATTGAATACAAAGGCGACAATCCTATTGAGTTGCATTTTCGTCCTAGTGGCAATCCAGATGGTACATCGATTAGTAAGTGGAATGAATATATTCCTATATGGCATGATACTACACAGTTTGAAAAAGACAAACTAGTTGACCAAGGATACACTTGGATAGATAATCCGTATGATAACTGGATGGAAGACATGGAGCCGTATTTGAACGAAAGGCGGCTCGGGTACTATGTACGGTAGAATTGATTTATCCAAAGTAAAATACAAACTAGATCCTGACATTTTTTTGCACAAACCTAGTTGGAAAGAAGCAGCACACGTATACAATCTCTATTGTAAATACAAAAACTTTGATAGTGTGTTTCCATTGTATAGTGATGATATTTTACAGAATGATTTTCATTGTTTGTATATAGACAATAAACTTGTAGCATGGGAACAAACAAGAACATATACAAATGACAAAGTTGCATTTAGTGATCAGTTTGCATGGGATTACAGCAATCCAGAAGATAGAGTTGGTTGGAGATTTAGCTACCACGTTCCAGCTTATTACAAGTCACAAGGTTATAAGTATCTATACTTAGGAGATCACCACGACTATAAAAGTCGTATTCAAGGATACGAAATATTAGGTCCAATAAAAACACTTGACAACAAAACATAACTACTGTATATTAAACTTAATAAAAAGGAGTATTGCATGAGCGATAGAGTATATGGACAAGAAGAAAAAGCCAAGCTAGAACGTCTAGTTAAAGAAGGCGTAACAGTACTACAAGAAATCGAAGATTTGCAAGGCGGATTAAAAGAAACTGTAAAAGCAGTAGCAGAAGAACTAAATGTTAAACCAAGTCTTATTAACAAAGCCATCAAAGTTGCACAAAAACGTGACTGGAGTCGAGTTGCAGACGAATATGAAGATCTTGAAACTATTGTTGCTACAGTAGGATACGATACGGAGTGAATGAAAAGAAATATAGTATAGTGAATAATAAGGAGAACTCATGCCATATGTAGATGCATTCTTTGACAGAGATTCGGATATTATTCGAGTAGTCGAACGCAAGGACGGAAAAAGACATTTCCACGAATATCAATCAAAATACACATTTTATTATGAAGATCCACGTGGTAAGTACAAAAGTATCTACGGCGACCAACTAAGTCGGATTGTATGCAAAAACACCAAAGACTTTAGAAAAGAACTTGCTATCAACCGTGGCAAAAACTTGTTTGAAAGTGACATTAATCCAATCTTTCAGTGTTTAAGTGAACACTATCTCAATCAAGATGCCCCAAAGTTGAATGTAGCGTTTTGGGATATTGAGACTGACTTTGATCCAGAGCGAGGATTTGCTCCAGTTGAAGATCCGTTTATGCCTATTACTGCTATTACTGTACACTTGCAATGGCTTGACTTGCTAATAACTGTTGCTATGCCTCCCAAAGGCATGCCACTTGAAGAAGCAACAGCAATGTGCAAAAAACGCTGGGGTGATAGTTGTATACTATTTCCTAATAACGAAAAAGGCGAGGGCGAAATGCTGAGTATGTTCCTGGATCTTATTGAAGATGCAGACATTCACAGTGGATGGAACAGTGAAGGGTATGATGTTCCGTATACTATCAACAGAATTAAACGTGTACTAAGCAGTGATGATACACGTAGATTCTGCTTATGGGGACAAAAGCCCAAGCGTAGAGAATATGAAAAGTTTGGTAAGACAAGTGAGACATATGATACTATCGGAAGAGTACATATGGACTATCTCAACTTGTATCGCAAGTATACATACGAAGAACGTCATACATATCGACTGGATGCCATCGGCGAACTGGAAGTAGGAGAGAACAAAACTGTATATGAAGGTACACTTGATCAGCTGTACAACAATGACTTTGAAACTTTTATTGAATACAACAGACAAGACGTTGCACTGTTAGACAAACTAGACAAGAAACTAAAATTTATTGATCTTGCAAATGTACTAGCACACGAAAATACTGTGTTACTACAAACCACAATGGGTGCTGTTGCACTTACTGAGCAGGCTATTGTTAACGAGTCGCATAGACGTGGTATGCAAGTGCCTAATAGAAAACAACACGAAGGAAACACAGCAGCAGCAGGCGCATATGTTGCATTTCCTAAAAAAGGTGTGCATGAATGGGTTGGATCAATGGACTTAAACAGCCTGTATCCAAGTGTTATTCGTGCATTAAATATGGGCCCCGAAACTGTAGTTGGTCAAATACGATTGGATATTAGCGACGAGCGTATTCACAATGATACAACGCTCAAAAAGAAGAGCTTTGCAGGCAGCTGGGAAGGACGTTTTGCAACTGAAGAATATGAAGCAGTTATGGAACAAAAACGTGATGTAATGCTTACATTAGATTTAGAAAACGGGCAGGAAGAAGTGCTGAGTGCAGCAGAAGTTTGGAAGTTGATTTATGATAGTCATCAGCCATGGATGCTTAGTTCAAACGGTACAATCTTTACAAACGAGTTTGAAGGTGTTATTCCAGGACTACTAAAACGTTGGTACAGCGAACGTAAAGATCTACAAAAGAATCTTAAAAAAGCAAAAGATGCTAAGAACGAAGTAGAGATTGAATACTGGGATAAACGTCAGTTGGTTAAGAAGATTAACTTGAACAGTTTGTATGGTGCTATTCTCAATCCAGGTTGTAGATTCTTTGACAAGCGTATTGGACAGAGTACAACGCTAACAGGTAGAACTATTGTTAAACATATGAGTGCAGAGGTTAATAAGATTATTACTGGTGAGTATGATCATGTTGGTAAAGCTGTTATCTATGGCGATACTGACTCTGTGTATTTTAGTGCATATCCTGTACTAAAAGATGACATTGCAGCGGGAAAGATTCCGTGGACCAAAGATAATGTAATAAAACTTTATGACCAAGTGTGCGAGCAGGCAAACGAAACATTTCCAGAAATGATGCTAAAAGCATTTCATTGTCCAAAGAGTCGTAGCGATGTTATTGCAGCAGGTAGAGAGATTGTTGCCGAAACTGGGCTGTTTATCACTAAGAAACGCTATGCAGCACTAGTGTACGACATTGAAGGATTTAGAACAGATGAAGATGGAAAACTAGGCAAAGTAAAAGCAATGGGCTTGGATCTAAAGCGTAGTGATACGCCGGTGTTTATGCAGGATTTCTTAAAAGATTTGCTTGATATGGTACTACAGAAAAAACCTGAAAAAGAACTACTTGAAGCTATTAGTCAGTTTAGACGTGAGTTCAAAGATCGTCCGGGATTTGAAAAAGGTTCGCCTAAACGTGCAAACAAGATTGGACATTATCAGCGTCTTGAAGAAAAGCAAGGCAAAGCAAACATGCCCGGACATGTAAGAGCAAGTATCAACTGGAATACACTCAAGCGTATGAACGGCGACAAATATTCGCAAGAGATTGTAGATGGTATGAAAGTTATTGTTTGTAAACTAAAACAAAATCCACTAGGATATACAAGTGTTGCATATCCAACAGATGAACTACGTATTCCGGATTGGTTCAAAGAACT